GGTGGGTGGAAAACTGATGAACCCGCTATGTCCGTCCTGCCTCATTTGTGTTAACTGGGGCGACGGTTGCGGTAAGGGAATCAAGGATGTCTGGGACAGGTGTTTTCTATTCGAGCGGTGCGAAGCCGAAAACCAGAAGAGCCTATTCGAGGAGGATGAGTGAGATGGCAAAACTGACGATGAAATTCGAGGCGCTAAAGGATGCTAAAGAGGTTTTCGAGTGTGCCAACGGCTCAACACTGGTCAGCCTATGGGTGCAGGATCTCGACGACTCAAAACTAAAACTGGGGTTGACGGCTTTCGATAAAGACGGAACTTTCACGGGTATTCGCCAGGGTGACTGTTTTGAGGCGGTTGCGAAGGTCGGTTCCCGGAAGAACGACTATTACAAACTCGTCGATAAAAAGGGCGGGGAGCGGGTGTATTTCGAACCACAATACACCGTGGAATCCATTATCCCCATCGAGCAGGGCGAATCTGACACTGGTCAATTCGTGTCGGACATCAGCGAGGTATTCCCGGATGACGAGCCTGATGCTGACATCCCGTTTTGAGGTGATCGGATGATAACAACTGGGGAAAAACTACACCTCGCCAGAGTCGATGAAAACGACAAACTGTTGAAACTCCTTGAATTCAAATGGTTCGAGATCAAAAATCTCCTGCGTTTCACCTGTTCACCCAGGGTGACGAAGAACGTCATCGAGGAGATGGACAAACTCTCCGGGTGGGTAAGCGACGAAATGAGGAGGGGTGCTGATGAGGTCTAAAGAAGCACTGGAACTCAAGAAGCGGGTACTGCGGGCGGAGATGGGGTTTGTTGCCGGCAGCGCAGACACCCCAGTTGATTACGAGGTTCGCTTTCACCCTATCCGCAAGTGGCGGTTTGACGTCGCGTTCCCTGATGTGAAGATCGCTCTTGAGATTGAGGGGGCCGTCTGGACGCATGGCAGGCATACCAGGGGCGCGGGCTTCCTTGGCGACATGGAGAAATACAACACTGCAACACTCATGGGCTGGAGGATACTGCGCTGTACCTGGGATGACGTGATGGAGGGGAAGGCAAGAGACATAATGCTGGAGGTTCTATCATGCCGAGTGACTACCTAGACAAGATTATCAACGGTGACTGCCTTGAGGTGATGAGGGAATTGCCGGATGGGTGCGTTGATGCGGTCATAACAGACCCGCCTTATGGAATTGACTACCAATCCGCCTGGCGGATTGACCCTAGCGAATGGAAACCCAAGATACAAAACGACAAGAAGCCGTTTATTTGGTGGGCCTTAGATGCATACCGAGTAACAAAAGATGGCGGATGCGTATTTTGTTTTTGTCGGTGGGATGTTCAAGAACCCTTCCGAATGGCCCTTGAATCAGCAGGGTTTGCTATTAAGTCTCAAGTTATTTGGGATAGGATGGCGCACGGAATGGGTGACCTAGAAGGCAACTTTGCCCCCCAACATGACGTTTGTTGGTTCGGGACAAAGGGCAGATTCACGTTCTATGGTGATAGGCCGAAGTCTATTATCGGGGTTCAGCGCATGGGTGGCGAAGAGTTGATTCATCCCAACCAGAAGCCCGTTGAGTTAATCAATGGTCTAGTAGAAACACTTACCCCCCTAGGTGGATGTGTCCTTGATCCCTTCCTTGGTTCGGGCACTACAGCAGTAGCATGTAAGGAAACAGGGAGGCATTACATTGGTATTGAACTTGAAGAAAAGTACTGCGAGATAGCGCGAAGGCGCGTAGCACAGACAACGCCGAGTTTGTTTGCGGAGGTTCCGGCATGATTCCCCGCGCTTATTTCCGTGCGACCGAACAGGCTCTGTACGAGTATCCGAGCGTTAAGAAGGAACTCCGCCGACGTGAGGAATATCTCGAAAGTCATTCAGGGGAGTACATCCTGGTCGGCAAATGTTCCGTCAGGCCCATCAGCAGATTCCCGGAGGACATTTTAATCCGCAAGGAGTTGGATTACAAGTACGTCAACCTGTCCCGAAAACTACAGTTGATCCAAGACGGCGTGGAATACCTGCGGGACTTGCAAAAGGATTTGATCGCCATGTATTACTGGCAGGGGTTGAGCAGGATCGAAGTGGCGTGCGAGTTAAATATTTCAGAGCGGGAGTTTTTCAGGCAGAGGCGACGGGCGATAGAACATGTGGCGCGTAAACTCTGGGGGCCGTTTGGGGAAGGAGATGACTAGGAGGTGGCAGGGATGAGTCACATAGACGAACTACAGGCACCTTTGGACAAGTGGAAAGCGGAGGAGAAAGCGGAAGATAAGCCCATCATTGAGCCGTGCCCGATTTGCGGTGAGAAGATGCGATGTATTACTGGGAGCCGCCGGATAGGGCATGTTGATATGCCTTGTGACTATTATTTTGGGGCTTCATCAATAGATGGGCACAACATCATTGCGAGGGCGCTGCGGGAGGCAAAAAAACAGGTAACAATGTTTCCCAACGGCACAACAGTTCAACTAAAAGCGGTGGTAATAGACCTACTTAAACTCCAAGCCAAGGCGAGGGAGGAGATGAAGTGGGCGACATCCAATATCAAAGAAGCGAAGGAGGGGATGTAATGGAGTGTTTTTACAGAGTGTTGTACGAAGGGGTTGTCCAGGGTTACGCAACTACCCCGGAAATGGCTGACGATATAAAATGCATGTTGTGGGAATGGTATGCGGATGATGATGTTTGGATTGAGGAAAAACAAGGAGATGTATGGGTAAAGATGACATAATCCTGGCATTATCTTGGCATTTTGGAGACCTAAATCCGTGGTATAAAAGTATTGGAGAGAGGTGTGTTTTTCTGGTCGAGTCCGAAGGGGGCTCGGCCTTTTTTGTTGCTCAAAAACAGGGAGGTGTTGAAATGCGATATCTTGACGATCCCGCAGAGTATAAGCACGTCAAAGTGAAAGGCGAGAATCCCTTCTGGGATTGCTTTAGATATCCCTGTATAAACTCCCAGAGTGATTTTCAAAGTACTGTCGAAAACTGGCAAAAAGCAATATCAATAAACGGCTCTATCGGTGCTGACAAACTTTAAGAGCCTTGGTATTACTGACTTTATAAACCTCAAGCAATTGCTAAGCATTTGCTAAGCACTTGTTAAGCATTTGCTAAGCATAAAAGGAAAGTAAAGAAAAGAAAAGAAAAGGAAATTAGATAAAAGAAAAGAATACTACTACTACCCAAAAACAGGTACCCAAAAACAGGGGGTGAAATTATGGCGAAAGGCGCACATCTCGCACAGCATAAAAAAGAGATAGATCAAAACGCCTTTTTAGACGCATACAGGGAGATGGGAAATATCTCTCGTGCGTCTACTGCCTCAAACATAGATAGACGCAGTCATTACAGGTGGCTCGAAAACGACGAGGCATACGCTGAAAATTTCGCTGAGGCGGAAAAGGAAGCGATAGAAAAACTTGAGGCAGAGGCTCGGAGGAGGGCTAGCGAGGGATACGAAGAGCCTGTTTTTTACAAAGGCGAGGTCTGCGGAACGGTCAGGAAATATTCCGATCTTCTGCTGATGTTCTTACTCAAGGGGTTAAAGCCCGACATGTACAAAGACCGGACTCATACGGAGATATCCGGGAACGTGACCATAGGGCTTGCGGAAAAACTGAGGACTGCGAGAGAGCGCGTTGAAGAGAATAAATGATCCTGAACTGGAACTCGTCAATGAGATAGCGTCCTTCGCAAACGATCCCCTGGGCTTTGTGTATTTTGCATTCCCCTGGGGGGAACCAGGCGAACTCGAAAAAGCAATCGGCCCCGAACCATGGCAGAAAGACATTCTCAACGAGGTCAGAGACGGGCTCCCGATAGACGAAGCGATACAGACAGCGACCACGAGCGGTCACGGGGTAGGAAAATCAGCACTGGTCGCGTGGCTGATACTCTGGGCGATGGCGACAAAAGAGGACACGAAAGGGATCGTCACAGCCAACACGGAACAGCAGCTGAAGACAAAAACATGGTCAGAGTTGGGCAAGTGGAATAGACTCTGCATTTGTAAACACTGGTTTATTTTTACGGCTACAGCTCTGGTATCGGCGGACAAGGCACATGAGCGCACGTGGCGCATAGACATGGTTCCGTGGAGTGAGAACAGGACTGAGGCATTTGCGGGACTACATAACCAGGGTGGCAGGATCGTAGTCATCTTCGACGAAGCATCCGCCATCCCGGATGTCATCTGGGAGGTCACTGAAGGTGCGCTGACTGACGAGAATACGGAGATCATCTGGGCGACCTTCGGGAACCCGACGCGGAATACCGGACGGTTCAGGGAGTGTTTCAGGAGATACCGGCACAGGTGGAAACGCCATGCGGTAGACTCCCGTGATATCTCCTTCACGAACAAGGATCAGATCAAAAAGTGGGCGGATGACTACGGGGAAGACAGCGACTTCTTCAAGGTTCGCGTCAAGGGTGAATTCCCTTCGCAGTCAGACAGGCAGTTCATCAGCACGACGATAGCGGAAGAGGCACGGGGCAGGCACCTCCGCCCGGAGCAGTACACGTTCGCTCCGAAAATAATCGGGGTAGATCCTGCGTGGACGGGTGGCGACGAGTTTGTCATCTGGCTCCGGCAGGGGTTGATGTCGAAAAAACTCGGCATCTACGAGCGCAACGACGACGATGTCGAGATGGCGGGGCGCATAGCGTACTTCGAGGATCAGGAAGACGCCGACGGCGTACTGATAGATAAGGGATGGGGGACGGGTGTCTACTCCGCCGGAAAGACGATGGGGCGGAACTGGCAGCTAATCAGTTTCGGGTCAAAGAGTCCAGACCCTGGATACTTAAATCTTCGCGCCTACATCTGGGGGCAGATGAAGAAATGGCTTATCGAGGGCGGGGCTATCCCCGATGACCAGGTGATGTTCGACGACCTTGTGGGGCCTGAATATGTCATGCGCCCCGACGGTGTCATCAAACTGGAATCAAAGGACGATATGAAATCACGGGGAGTGCCGTCACCGAACAGGGCTGATGCTCTGGCTATAACATTCGCCATGCCATTCCCTCCCCGGCACAACCCGCTTGATCCCATGAGCATAGCGAAGAAGAAGCACCGCTTCTCAAATGCGGATGCTTACAACCCTCTCAAGAAAATATGAAAGCGAGGTAATGTGCATGTGCATATTTAATCCCACTGTCCCGAAGATTACACCTCCGCCCGTCAAGAACGACGAGGGAGATCAGGTCAACCGTGGCATCGAGGCGGAGCGCAGGAGACGCGCTGCGGCATACGGACGCGAGGACACCGTGGCGACAGGCTCACAGGGACTACTCGGAGCCGCACCAGTGGCGAAGAAAAAACTACTCGGAGAGTGAGTTGACGGCGAATGCCCCAATACGAAAATGAGGCGTTGATGCGGCATGTCAAACGCCGTCAGAAGGAACTGGAATCACTCAGAGAACCAATGCAGCCGTGGTGGGAAGACATCACGGCCTTTATTTTGCCTTGGAACGGGCTGTTCGATGGGACTAAGCCGTCTGACGCACAACGATCCGTCGCTGAGATATACCATCCTGCTCCTACCTACGCGGTCAACGTCATGGCGGCAGGATTGCAGGGAGGTCTGACATCACCTGCCCGTCCGTGGTTCCAACTTGCGACAAAACACCCGGCAGGTGGTCGCTCAAAGGCGGCAAAGTCATGGCTCAAGGTCATTGAGGATCTCATGTACTCAATATTCTCACAGAGCAACGTCTATCAGGGACTGCACCACGTGTACAAGGAACTCCCATACGGTACTGCCGCGGTGGTGGCGGAGAAGGATTACGAGTCAGTTATACGTCTGAGACCACTAACCATCGGTGAGTATGTACTCGGTGTGGGACACGATTTGAAAGTGGATTCCTTCGGGCGCAAGTTCTGGCTTCCCGCTCATGCGGTCGTCAAGTGGTTCGGGGAGAAGAACTGCTCTGAACGCCTTCGAGAACTGGCGAAGAACCACGAGGACACGCCGGTGATGATAGATCATTTCGTGGAGCCCAACGAGATGATGCGTGAGGAAAAGCCGTTCAATGCAGGCAAGGGATTCAGGAGCGTCTACTACGAGGACTCCGGGCACGACAGCAAGAACTTCCTGCGGGAGTCAGGGTACGGGACATTCCCGGTACTTGCACCCAGATGGTCGGTAGTTCCGGGCGCACCGTGGGGATGGGGACCGGGGCAGACAGCTCTGGGAATTGTACAGATTTATCAGCAATTTCAGAAAAAGACCATCAAAGCATTTGACATGAGCATTGACCCGCCGCTTGTTGCTCCGCCTTCATTGGAGACGATAGGGGTTAACCAGTTGCCGGGCGGTGTGAACTACGTGCAAGACCCGTCAGGTGACAAGTTCGGGCCTCTGTTCAGCATCGACTTTCACCCGGAGCGCATCAAGGCGTGGACTGACGACTTGCAATACTGGATAGGCAAATCGTTCTTCAATGACCTCTTCCTGATGTTCGCACAGGAGCCTATGCGGGGCAGGGATGTAACGGCGCGCGAGGTTGTGGAGAGGCATGAGGAAAAAATGTTGATGATAGGGCCTGTCCTTGAACAACTCTATTCTGACCTGCTTGATCCGCTCATAGACACGGCATTCAACTACATCATGGAGGCGGGTATCGCACCTCCGCCACCTCCAGAACTTGAGGGTGAAGAACTGAAGGTCGAATACATATCGGTCCTTGCACAGGCACAGAGGATGGCGGGCATGGAAAAGGTTGAACAGTTCTCCGGTTTCGTGGGGAGTATCGCTGAGTTCCAGGCGAAGGCCGGCAAAGACCCGGATGTCATAGACAACATCGACTTCGACAGGGCCGTGCACATCTACGGGGACATGATAGGCGTTCACCCGGAGATACTGCGGGATGAGAAGAAACGTGACTTCATCCGGGCGGAGAAGGCGCGTGCCATGCAGCAGCAGATGATGATGGCGCAGGCACAGCAGGCGGCGCAGGTGGGCAAGGATATGTCAGCGATCGAGAACAAAGAGAACAACGCGATAGGGGCGTTGATGGGTCAGAGGGGTAGCGCGTGATGCTCCCGCCTAGCGCAGGGATATTCGAGCCTGAGGAGCCTGAAGGCAAGGCGCAGCAGGAGAAGGACGGACGGGCACGCAGGATGGAACTGGCGGAGTTTTATGACCTCATGCACGACCTCCGCTACAGGCGTTACATCTGGCGGCTACTCTCCTTCACGGGGGTATTCAGGTCTACGTTCACGGGTAATTCGAGGGGGTACTTCCTTGAGGGTCATCGCAACGTAGGACTTGCGATCATGCGGGACATCATGGAAGCGTGTCCTGAGATGTTTCCCGTCATGCAGAGGGAGGCCAAGGACGGGATTTACTCGTTCAGGGAGAAAAAGAAAGGCTAGGTGAAGGATGGGCAAGTGAATGGACTGCGTCGACCCCGTGGTCGCGGGGCTGGAAATGATGGAGAAAGAAGCGGAAGGGGATGAGGCGCAGGAAAAACCGTTACCCAAAACGTTACCCAACAGGCAAGAGGAGCCGTGGTATGTGGGGAAGTATGTAACACCAATGTGGTAATGAGGGGCGACCTTTGAGGGGCGTCTTTTTTATTGCAACACAAAACCGACCAAAAGGAGAGAAATCATGTCTGAGGACAACATACTGACTTCGGGAACGGATGACACCGTTACCCCGGACGAGGGGCAAGTGCAGGAAACTTCCGTTGACGAGACAGAGGTAAAGGAACCCGAAGCGGAAGTGAAGGAGCCTAAAGAGGGCGAGAAGGCAGACAAAGAGAAGCCGGACGAGGACGAGGAAAAGAAGGAGTCCGAAGTGCCGGAGAAGTACGACATCAAACTGCCTGACGGCATCGAGATGGACGAGACCGCACTTGAATCGTTCGACCCTCTCTTCAGGGAGATGAAACTGGACAACGAGAAGGCGCAGAAACTTACTGATGCCTACGTTGAACTCCGCAAGGGTGAGATGAAGGCATACGCCGACCAGGTGGAGAAGTGGAAGTCAGACGCAAAGAGCGACGCTGAATACGGGGGGAGGTCGTTCAAGGAGAACGCAGGACTTGCGAGCAAGGCGATGAATGAACTCTTCTCCGACAAGACTATTGCCCTTCTGGATTCCGTGGGCTTCACGTCGCACCCTGAATTGATCCGCGACCTGTGGAAACTGGGCACTCGCATGGGTGACGACAAGTGGGTCGATGGCAGGGGGAGTAAGGCGGATGACGAGTCCAACCTGACGGCGGAACAGAAACTGGCGAAGAGATACGCAAAGACATAAGCGGATGAAGCAAGCAACCAAATAGCAACAATTCGGGGCCGCCATTGAGCGGTCTTTTTTTATGTCTGAAAAGGAGTGATTTTAGATGGGAACTGAAATAGGAAACAAGCTCAACCTTATCGACGTAGCGAAGATGCTCGACCCGTCCGGCAATATCGGGCCGGTAGCGGAGATTCTCAGTGAGACAAACCCGATCGTGGAGGACATCCCCTGGAAGGAAGGCAATCTTCCTACCGGACACCGCATCATCCAGAGGGCAAGTAATCCTACCCCGACATGGCGCAAGCTGAACGAGGGTGTCACCGACACCAAGGCGACC